TAACACTGCTTCTACTTCATTAGAGTTTATGACTAGGATATTCAGAGTAGACTATGATGGTAGTATTACACAAAGAATTGGAATTAATGAAATTAATGATATTGCAGATGATTCTTCGCTAAGTAATATTACGACTAGCTATGCTTATTATATTCATGATGATAAATTAGGTATTTTCCCTACCCCTACTGAAGTAAAAGAAATAAAAGTTTATTATTATAGATTACCACATAAAATGTTTGTGGATGCTACTTGTGATATTTCATCAGGTTCTGCAAATGTTACAATGGACCTAACGACAGATGTTAGAGAAGGAATGATCGTTCAAGGTACCTTGCCAGGTAGTGGTATACCTTTTGATGCACAAGTTTCTTCTATTACAAATACTACAACATTTGTTTTAAGTGGTAATGCAACAGCTACTGCAAGTAATCAATCTTTAACATTTGGTAAACCAGAGATAGATGAACGCTATCAAAGAATTTTAATATACTATCCATGTTGGAGAGTATCAGAGAGGTTGAGAGACCTGAATTTAATTTCATATTTTAAAAACGAATGGTTAGAGCAAAAACAAAGAGTTATATTAGAAAGACAATCCAGAGATGGTAGTCCGATTCTAACTGTTCCTTACAACGATTTTTAATGGCGCGAAAAAGCATAAGAGACTTTTCAGGTGGTTTAGTCACCTATCAGTCAGAATTGGATCTTGCAGACAATCAGTTCCAATCCTTTGAAAATGTTGTTAATACAAAGCGTGGAAGTGTTAGTAAGGTAGGTACTGTTGCTCAAGCATCAGGAGCTATATCTGGAGGTGTGACATCTAATACTGAGTTTACATCTTACAGAACCGAAAAAGATGGTAGCAATAATGATACTAGCACTCAATGGTGGCTTGTAGGCAATGCATTAGATGTGTATCGTTCAGATGTATCTGGAGGTACTTCTAGTACCTGGGCATCTGTTAATACTTATGTCGTAGGCAGTGAGTGTATTACTGAAGGTGGCTTAACAGGTTCTGGAGGTGGAGATGAATGGGGATTTGGTTCAGGATGGGAGTTTACCACATCACCCCCATTGGTGGCTAGTTATGATGGAAGTGCTGTAGGAGCATTAACACAAACATCTGCAACAATGGCTATCGCTTTAGAAAAGAATAAGATATATAAATTACAATTTACATTGGTCAGTATTGGTGGTGATGGTAAAGTTCAGATAACAATTAAAAATCAAGCATTAACAGAAACTTATGCATCGATTGGAACTTATAATGCAGCAACTCATACTGTGTATTTTTCTCCTCAGTCAAGCGGTGGCGGTATTGGTTTTTATGCAGCGACTGATGCAGGTGCAGCAACAAATTCATTTAGAATTAATACTGTAACAGTTAAAGAAGCTCCTAAACATGATCTTTTAATTCATAATCAAATACTAAGAATTAGTGATGGTTCATTTAACAGTAGTAATGATTCTAAGTGGTATGGGCATATTAAAAGAACTTTTTTCGGACGAGGACCAAGTTATCAGGATCATTATAAATTTAGAGCACCTCCAATGGCTGTTGCAAAAGAGGCTTGGGTTGCAGAAAAAACAGAATTAACTGCGCCTACGGTCATTCCTATGAAGTATGCATTTGACCAAAATAACGATATTGATGCAGCAAATGAGATAGGTATCTTTGTATATTATCCAGATGAAACTACACTTAACGGACAATTAGTAGATACTAAACTTATTCCTGATGCTGCGAATGGGACTTTTTCAGATAAAGATAAATATACTTGTACTTTTATTTATGATTATGTTCAGGAAAGTGAGCTAGGAAGAGATGCAAATGATGACATCGGAGTGTTTCCTCAAAATGCTCCATTATCTTCAGGTGCTAGATGTCCAGGCATACAATTAGTAATGTACACCAATACTTCTGGAAACTTCACTGGAGGTACTGGATGGAATCAGCGTATTACAGGTATTAATTTATATTGGCAACCTGAAGATGATGTGGATTGGTACTTAGTTACTACTTATGATTGCAATGAAGGTTTTTCAGAAGATCCTAGAGCAAAAGATTCTGCTACTACAACAGTAATTCGTGGAGGAGCCTCTATTATATCTAACTCTGGATATTGGATACCATGTTTAGAGCCTTATGGTGCTACAACGAATGATACTCAAGAGTTAAGTTCTACTCATGGTGATCATTCTGCAACTACATTGATTGGCGCATCAAATTGGAGTACAGGTGCTTCAAGTGCAGCAGTAGATAAAGCAATTATTGTAATGCACGATATAGCAGATGTTACTAGCATGGCTAATTTTGCTGAAGGATTAGCCAGAACAATAACATATATTGCGAATATAAAAGCCTTGTCCACAACCACTTTAACGACAGGTACTTCAGCAGGCGCTGTGAGTTGGGGTAATTGGGTAGGTCAAACCTATGCTAATCTAGCAAGTGATTATCATTGGTCTCACATTAGTGGATTTGTATGTTCTGTATCTACAGATAAAGTAGCAACTTGGTATTTACCAAATGATGGATTAAAGCTCGCAACTTATAATTCACTTACAGGTAGAGCTGCAGAATTAAGATTGAAACCAATTAAATGGAATACTTCAGCAGTAGTTGGAAATAAAGCATTTTACGCTAATATAGATTTTAAGGATGAAAATGATCAAACACTTCGTGAGAAGAATCGCATTGTATTTACTGATAACTTTAAGCTCGATGAGGCAGTGGTGGGAACCAAGTTTGTTGATGTTGGTAAGAATGATGGGGATGAAATAACAGCACTTCATTCTGCACAAGGCAGATTATATGTATTTAAAACAAGAAACATTTATATTTACAGAATACAAAGTTCACAATCCGTAAACTTTATTTTAGAAAGACATATATCAGGAGTTGGTTGTTTGCATAAACACGCTATTACGGAAACGCCTTATGGTTTATGTTTTATGGACCGTAAACAAATTAGTCTATTAAGGGGAACAGAAATCTCTGAATTATCCTTATTAATAAGAGATACTTATCAAACTTTAGGTGAATCAATGCATCAGGGTGATGGAAGTATTATGATTGGTTATGATGCAATATTAAATATGTTGGTATTTAGTTATGCTTTAAATGCTCAAATTATGTATGGTTATAACTTTGATACTCAATCTTGGGTAAAGTTAGATATGTCTAGTATTCCAGGTTCACAAAGCAATATGATCATTAATAACGATCAACGATTACAAACTTATGATACTAGCTCTAAACAGGTAGAGAATTTATTTACAGGCTCAGTTGGAGGAGCAAATCTTTTACTAAAAACAAAACGATATGATTTTGGTTCACCTGAGACATTCAAAAGATTTACAAAACTGCACATTACATTTAAAGCAGCTGCTACACCTTATTTTAAGATTTATATAGATGGTAGTGATACATCTGAAGGGCAAAGAAGTTTAGATACCTTTACTACATTAAATACTCATTCAGCAGTATTAAATCATCTTGGTAAGACGATTGAAGTAGAAGTATATGGTATATCTAACACTATTAGAATTGACGGTATTGACATTGACTATGATATAGAAGGGAGTAATCCATAATGGAAGAAACCATTCAAACACTTACCGATGGTAAGCAAGATAAAATATTTAACCTTAAACAAGGTTTTTTTAGTCCCAGAGAAGGGAAAGATAATGATATGGGAATATGCACAAAAGAAGGTAAGTTTTACTTAGCAGTAAAGTTCAATAACGAGTGGCATTTCTCTGAAATAAAGAAAGCAAAGGATTTGTAAAATGGATAGAGAACAATTAGAACAACAAATATTAGCAATTCGAAGAGATCCGACATTACCTCAAAGTTTTAAAGAAAGAATTGAGCGTGATTTAAGAGCTAGATTTGCCTTACAGGAGCAATCAGGTGCAACTCGTGATTCAGAGACAGGTTTATTTCGTGGTTTAGATGGTAAATTATATGAGACAATAGAAGAAGTTGAAGCAAGTAATGAAGAACTTCGTAGAAGGCAAGAACTTCAAGAAACAGAGGCTACTACAGAAGAGCAACTTGGTGAACTTGAAAGTCTGATTGAAAGGTCTGGTGCAGCACAAAGGCGCATGGCTGAAAGAGTGGGTGCAAGGCAAACAGGGCAACTTATGAGTCAATTAGAAAGGGCAATACTGGGATCGGGTGGAGAGGCTCAAACACTAGCAGCTCTGACTCCTGGTATTCAAGAAACAGCAGAAAGAAGTTTATTAGATAGGCTTACAGGTATAGAAGCGCAAACTGCACAGCAACTACAAAGAGTACCTCAGTTAGCGATTGGTCAAGCTACCACGATGGCAGGTCTACAGCAAACACAACAGCAGATAGCAGATCAAATGGCAAGGGCAAGAATGACAGAAGAAACTAGAAGAGCGCAGATACAAGCAGGTTTTGATTCTCAGCCAGAATGGTGGGAAGGTGTTTTAGGTGCTGTAGGTACTGGTTTAGGTACTGCGGTAGGTGGTCCAATAGGTGGAGCGATTGGTGATGCATTGACTAACGCATTAACACCAAGTTAAGATTAGGAGTAAATAATGGCTTTTAAATTTAAAACAAAGAAAAGACCAACAGCAGCACAAGCCTTTGCAGGTGGATTCGCTCAAGGTGTCTCCTTCAACAAGCAGCACAACTTAGTTTGCAGGATAGACTTAGAAAACAAGAAGATTTTAAAGATTTAAAAAAAAGATTACCTCAGTTAATTAATTTAGCAGGATTAGAAGGTGATGAATATAAAGCAGCTCAAGCAGGTCAATTTCAAGTAATGAGGGGAGATATTACATCTCAAGATCAACTTTTTAATTTTCTTGAAGGTAAAAGTAGTGGACTTGGTAATAGAATTTTAGGTGCTACAAAAACAACTGATATTGCTTTAGTAGCTGTTATAGATGAAGAAACGGGTGACACAGTATATGTACCAAAAGCTCAAGCAGTAGGAAGAGTAAAAGAAAAAGCAAAACCAAAAGCTAGAAAAACTGAAAAAGATCGTTTTGATGTTTTAAGATTTACTGACACTGGAGAACAAGTATTTAAAGGAGATACTCCAGATAGACCTACTGAAAGAGATATTAATAATAGATTAAGATTTAAGGATGATGGTCAATTAGTATTTCCAGAAGTTGAAAAAGCAGCACCTACTGTTAATTTACAATATAAAACAGATGATCAAGGTAACCAGTTTACTTTCAATCCATCTACAGGAGAAACTAGATTAATAAGTGAAGGTAAAAAATTATCTGAAAGAGATAAAATAGAATTAAGAAATTTATTTAAAGATAGAACAAGACTACTTGCTTTAAAGAAAGGTCAATCTAAAGTCTCATTTTCATTTGGTGGTGAAGATCCTATTACTATTGACAGTGGAGGATCTTCTTGGAATGACTCTGTAAATCAACCTGAATTAGATAGAATCAATAAAATCTTAATAGATAAATATGGATATAGTTGGTTAGGAGAAGTAAAAGACGAAGCATCAGCAGGAGACATTGATTTACAAAGACCTCCTAGTATTCCTGAAGAAGCATGGTTATCTTCTACTAAAGAACAAAAAGAAGAAGCTGTTAGATTGTATGAAGCTAGTTTAAAACCAACAAGTGAAAATGTTAATCCAATGGCACAAGATAATCAATCTTCTGAAGTTGAAGTTTCAGATAGTGGACAGCAACCTCCAAGTCCTTCTGATATTGGATTTATACCACAAGCTCCAAATGCAGGTATGAAGTTTAAATTACCTCCTGAATTGGTAAAGCAATTTGACTCTGGTTCTATTGTTGTGGAAGAAATAAAGGGTG